AGACCGCACACACCGCTGAATTGGCAGTCGGCTTCGGTCGAAAGGTGCGAAATCTGGTCGGATCGCAGGAATATCAGGAGATTTTCCCCACCAAAATGTCGGCAGACTCCAAAGCCGCCGGTCGATGGAACACCTCCAAGGGCGGTGACTACTTCGCGATTGGTGTCGGCGGTGCAGTGACCGGTAAAGGTGCGGATATTCTGATTATTGATGACCCGCATTCAGAACAAGAGGCGATGCAAGGCAATCCTGCCGTGTATGACCGTGTGTATGAGTGGTATTCCTCGGGTCCGCGCCAGCGTCTCCAGCCGGGAGGGTCGATTGTGATCGTCATGACCCGCTGGTCCAAGCGGGACTTGACCGGTCAGATTGTGAACGCCGCCATGAAGAAGGACTTGGAGGAGTGGGAGGTCATTGAACTACCCGCGCTACTCCCTTCCGGCAAACCCCTCTGGCAGGAATTCTGGCGGCAAGAGGAATTGGAAGCCATCAAGGCAGAATTGCCCGTATCCAAGTGGGAAGCTCAGTACCAACAGAACCCCACCTCGGAAGAGGGCGCGATTATCAAACGGGAAATGTGGCAGGTTTGGGATAATGATCGTCCACCACAGGTAGACTACATCATCCAATCTTGGGATACGGCGTTTGAAAAAAGCAATCGCGCAGATTATTCCGCTTGCACCACATGGGGCGTCTTCTACCGCGACGTTGAAGGGTCAGAAGTCGCCAACATCATCGTCCTCGACGCCTTCAAAGAACGCATGGAGTTCCCCGAACTCAAGCGAACCGCCTTCGAATTCTGGAAAGAATGGAACCCCGACACCCTCATTGTGGAAAAAAAGGCGGCAGGTGCGCCCCTGATTTATGAGATGAGAAGAATGGGTATCCCCATCTCGGAGTACACACCAAGCAAAGGCTCGGATAAGATTGCCCGTGTAAACGCTGTGTCGGACTTGTTTGCGTCCGGCATGGTGTGGCGACCCGAAACCCGATGGGCAGATGAACTGGTGGAAGAACTGGCGTCCTTCCCCAACGGTGACCATGATGACTTGGTGGACTCGACCACCCAAGCCCTTCTGCGCTTCAGGCAGGGCGGCTTTATCACGCTGGCAACGGATGAGGAAGACCGGATGTTTATCCCAAGAAAGGCAGCGTACTACTAATGTGGGTCAGGCTCACACCACCGCCTGAGCGTCTGACGCGAGCGACGCTGCGAGCGTATCTGCGCTGGAGAATGGATTACTTACGCTGGCGGCTTTTTAGCTTGAAACGTGCCATCCAAGCACCCGCAATATGGTGGCGACGCCGTAAAGCAGCAAAGCGTTTAAACAGATACCTATTACAAGAAGCTGAGAAAGTTGCCAAGTTGCCGCCCTATTCACCTCCGACAGCGGATGAAGTGAGTGACTTCGTCCATTGGGCAGAGCGTTCAGGTCTGCGTTTTGCACACCGTGTTGCTGCTATGCCAAAGAGTCCACCCAACTCCAAAGAGGTGGAACTAACCAAGACAGGAATCAACTATGGCAATTGAAAAATCCCTCTACTCCCTCCCCACTGGCATGGAAGACCAAGCCGCCCCGGAGGTTGAGATTGAAATCGAGATGGAAGACGGCGACGAACCTGCCGTTGAGATTGAGGTTAAGACCTCGTCCTTTGACGAAAACCTTGCCGAAACCATTTCGGAAGGCGAATTACAGTCTATTTCTGACGAACTGCTTCAGTTTATTCAGGATGACATCACCTCCCGCAAAGACTGGGAGCGTACTTATAAGGATGGTCTTGACCTGCTAGGACTCAGGATCGATGAAAGAACTGAGCCGTGGGACGGCGCGTGTGGTGTTTATCACCCGATCCTGTCGGAGTCCGTGGTCAAGTTCCAGTCCGAGACGATTCTGGAAACATTCCCGGCGTCCGGTCCCGTCAAGACCAAGATCATCGGCAAGATTACCCGCGAAAAGGAAGAAGCCGCCGCCCGTGTTCAGGACGATATGAACTATGAACTCGCCGAGGTCATGGTCGAATACCGCAATGAACATGAGCGTTTGCTGTGGAACCTGCCGATCACCGGCAGCGCGTTCAAAAAGGTCTACTTTGATCCGAGTTTAAACAGGCAGGTCGCCATGTTTATCCCGGCAGAAGACATCATCGTTCCTTACGGCGCATCGGATTTGCAGTCCTCCCCTCGGATTGCACACCGCATGAGGAAGACCGAAAACCAGATCAAGAAGCTCCAAGTCGCAGGGTTTTACCGCGATATTGAACTGGAAACACCGTCCAGAAACATCACCGAAATCCAGAAAAAGAAGGACGAAGAAGCCGGTATCAACATTGTCGATGATGACCGCTATCTGTTGTATGAAGTCCACATCGACTATGACCTGCCGGGGTATGAAGACCCGGATGGGATTGCCTTGCCTTACGTCATCACCATCGCATCTACCGGTGAAGTCTTGGCGATTCGTCGCAATTATCTGGAGGATGATGAGACCCGCCAGAAGCGGATGCACTTCACGCACTACATCTACATCCCCGGCTTTGGCTTCTACGGCTTTGGCTTGATCCATCTTGTGGGTGGTTTTGCAAAGAGCGCAACGTCTATCCTGCGTCAACTGGTGGACTCGGGAACCCTGTCGAATCTTCCGGGTGGCTTCAAGTCCAAAGACCTGCGCGTCAAGGGCGATGACACCCCGATTGCTCCGGGCGAGTGGCGCGATGTGGATGTGACCGGCATGACGATCAAGGACTCGATTGTCCCGCTGCCGTACAAAGAGCCGTCCCAAACCCTCTTTAATTTGTTGAATACCATCGTCGAAGAGGGCAGAAAGTTTGCCTCCGTGGCAGATTTGAAGGTTGGCGATATGTCCAACCAAGCCCCGGTAGGCACGACCTTGGCAATTCTGGAGCGGACATTGAAGGTCATGAGCGCGGTGCAAGCCCGTGTCCATGCCGCGATGAAGCACGAGTTTAAACTCATTGCCGCCATCGTCCGTGACTACACCCCCGAGTCGTATTCCTACGAAGTCGATGCCCCCAAAAAAGCCAAGCGGGATGACTACGACATGGTGGACATCATCCCCGTGTCTGACCCGAACGCCTCAACAATGGCGCAGCGGGTGGTGCAGTACCAAGCTGCCTTGCAGTTAGCCGCTTCCGCGCCGGGAATCTACGACCTGCCACAGCTTCACCGGCAGATGCTGGAAGTCTTGGGCATCAAGAATGTCGCCAAGATCATCCCAATTGAAGATGAGCAAAAGCCCATGAATCCGGTATCGGAAAACATGGCAGCACTATCGGGCAAGCCTATCAAAGCCTTCTTGTATCAGGATCATGAGGCGCATTTGAAGGTTCACATGAGCGCCATGCAAGACCCGAAAATGCAACAAATCATCGGGCAGAACCCGCAAGCGCAAGTCATCCAAGCCGCGATGATGGCGCACATCAACGAACACGTTGCCTTCCAGTACCGCATCGAAATCGAGAAGATGCTGGGCGTTCCACTTCCCCCGCCGGACGAACAACTGCCGGAGGACATCGAGGTCGAACTGTCCCGCGCTGTTGCGATTGCCTCCGAAAAGCTACTGCAAAAGGATCAGGCAGAAGCTGCTCAGAAGCAAGCCCAGCAAGCCATGCAAGACCCTGTTGTCCAGCAGCAAAACCGCGAATTGGACATCCGGGAAGCCGAAGTCATGCGGAAAAAAGCCAAGGACGAAGCCGAGTTGGAGCTTCGCGCCGCCGACCTTACCGCCAAAGACCAGCGGGAAAGAGAGCGGATTGCTGCACAAGAGCGAATTGCTGGCGCACAGATTGGGGCAAAAGCCGCCGATTTGGACAAGAGCATCGATTCCAAGCAACGTATCGAAGGCATGAAGATAGGAGCAGACCTTGGCACTAAGGGATTATCTTCTCAGTGAGTTAAAAAAAGAACAAGAGGCGTTGAAGGAGAGGATTGCCTTCAACCCTGTTGAGGACTACTCCGCTTACCGTGAGGTGGTGGGGGAAATCCGTGCGTTTCAACGTTTAATAAGAACCATAGAGGACTTGCCAGATGACTAATGAAGAACTGATGAGGTTGTTGCCCGCACCACAGGGCTACCGGATTTTGATTGCGATACCCAAGAAGGAAGAGACCTACAAGGATTCGCAGATCGTGATTGCCGAACCCACACGACAGAAAGAGGAGATCGCGTCGATTGTTGGTTTGGTGATGGCGTTAGGTCCGCAAGCCTATCAAGACCCGGAAAAGTTCCCGGACGGTCCTTGGTGCAAGGAAGGCGACTACATCATCATGCGGTCTTATTCCGGCACACGGTTCAAGATCACCACGCCGGAAGGGGATCAGGAGTTTCGCATCATCAACGATGACACCGTCGAGGCTGTCATTGCCGACCCACGGGTAGTTACCCGCCTATAAAGGAGCATTTATGTCTGAAAACAACCAGCAACTCGAAATCGAGATCGAGGGTGATACCAAGATCGAGATTGTCGATGACACCCCGGAACCGGATCGTGGCAAATCCGAACCGAAAGGTGCTGTCGAAGTCACGGATGACGAAATCTCCCAGTATTCGGAGAACGTCCAGAAGCGCATTCGCCAGCTACGCGCCGTCTACCATGATGAGCGCCGGGAAAAAGAACGCCTTGTTAGAGAGCAACAAGAAGCCCTGAGCTATGCCCAGCGGTTAACGGAGCAGAATCGACAGCTTCAGGAGCGACTCTCGCAGGGCGAGCGGGTGCTGGTTGAAAACACCAAGGAAAAGCATGATGCCCTGCTGTCTCAGGCAGAGCGGGAGTACAAG